CTGGTTCGTTTCGCATTTCATGTGGGGATACTGTTCCTTCGTGATCCAGTGACATCCGACCGCATCCGCTTCCTGTAATTTTTCCAGACAGGCCCCATAGGCCACGATATTGAAGAAAAGCATCGACCTGCACCATAACTGCTTCTGGATCGACCGGTCATAAGCGCCTTTCGTATGGGCATAGAAATAGACCGCATCTTCACCCTGGGCCGCCTTCCATAGTTCGGTCAGCGTAGCCTGTTCCCAGGCCACCCCCCTTTCGATCACGATCTTCGTCTTTTCCGCGATCAGTGAAGTCGATATCATTTCCTTCACTGACTTCCTGGCATTCGGGGGACCCACGATCCCGATCCGGATTTCGTCCAGGTCTTCAGCCAGGCCGTAATTACAAAGCGCCATCATATGCTGATTCAGGATTAACTGCCAGGGACCGGCCGCGAAGACATGATAGTAGTGGATTTTTTTCATGGGATTATTTTGATAGAAGAAAGATGACAAAACTGAAGAAGACGAAAAGGAAGATCAGGACCGGGGCCAGTAGTTCCCTGGGATAAAAATGTGGACCTTTCATTTCCTGGCGATCGTTTATTCGTGATCGTTTTGGCCGAAGATCGATCCCATCACGATGAAGATCAGGATCACCGAAAGAAGGATGATCAAAGGGGTCGGATCGACTTGAAGCAACAAAGCGAAAGATTCAGCCGCTAAGTTATGACATACCGGCCGGAATTACTTACCGCCAGGCGATTCAGGGCCACATAGCGAAGCGCATCGATCGCGTGATTGTAGTTCTGCACAGGTTCCCCCAGTTCCTTTCCATTTTTATCTGTGGCCCATGCATAGTTCCTGAGTTCTTTGATCAGGTTTGTAGAATCCTTCGTCACCTGGATCCTGAAGCGCTTCAGGATGTCGATTCCATTCCTGATCGAATCCTGGCCCTTTGCGGCAGGTTTGATATTGAACCCCTGGCGATAGACTTCTTCGATCGATTTCGGTTCCGCGGAATCCGCGATGATTTCCCAGGATCTGTTCAGGCCGAAGGTCTTCAGCCGATCCGCGATGTCCTGATTTGTCAGGCCGCGTTCATACAGGATTTCTTTGACCTGGATCGTATCGCCTGATCGGAAGACCGCCACCAGGGCCGTAGGATCCGCGGAATATCCCCAGTCCAGGCCATAGGCCACAAAACGAAACCGGGATGGATCCACCGCTTCGATCAGTTCGTAGTCATCGAAGACCGCCCCGACCAACTGACCCACCTGGCCTTCCCCATAGACCTTCCACCAGTTTGACCAGTAGGCCGAATCCTTCGCCTTTTCCCTGTTCGATTCTATGTCCTGTCGGATGGTATCTGGAAGCGCTTCATTATCGCGATAGGTCAGGATCAGCAGTTCAGAATCGGATGCAGGAACGATCTCAGTATGCGCCCAGAATTCTGCAGTCGGATTGAAGTCCAGGTAAATTTCCCCGGATGTCCTGATCGCTAACTGGTAGTAGGATTCGAAGTCGATGTTATTTGCTTCGTTCAGATAGAGGACCTGCCGCCTGGCCCCCCGAAGCCTGGATTCTGCATCCGCGCTGAAGAATTCGATGAAGGATCCATTCGCGAAGTAGTAAGTCAGAAGGGTCTTATTCCACCGGTCAGGATTGAATCGCCCTGTGCTGATCATTAACTGAAGGAAGTCCTTCATCGCACCCCTGCGAAGATGGGGGATCGATTCACTGACCACCGAAATTTCCGAATGGGGATATCTGGCCGCCCGGTCGATCAGGACCGCCAGGATCGCGATCGTCTTCCCGGCCGAAGTTCCACCCTGGATCACGCGCTTCCGCGCTGACATCCTTCGGATCCTTCGCACCGCTGAAGTGGACCTGAATTTCCGCATGATCAGGATTTCGCCATTATTTGCCCCAGGATCGCTTCAAATTTCATCCCTGTATCTTTCCTTCGATCGCGATCGTTTCGATCCCTGGATCGCTCAGATATGGCCCTGGGATAGAAGGATCGTCAGGGAATAATGGTTGTTCCGCGATGATCGTGGTTTCGACTTCCTGTTTTGGCTGACCGAAGACCCGGCTGATCAGCATTTCAGCAGTGAAGATCGATCCGTTTTTGACCCCCTTCTTCAAAGCGTTCGCGATCGTCAATTCCAGGACCGTAGCGTCCTTCGCCTGGATGACTTCTTCCAGTTCGTCCAGGTTCAGCGCTAACATCGCCTGGATGGTATGGTTAATTTCCCACCTGGCATATCCCTGGTCCTTCAGAAGCGTAGTGAACTTCCTGGGCCTTCCCTTCGGATTTCCACGCGATCCCTTCTTAAATTGATAGGGGACGATGTTTTCAGGATTCGGCATCTTTTTCCCTGTTCATTCCCAGTTCGACCATCTTTTTCTGTTCCTTTTTCCCCTGCTTCATATTGTCTAAAAGCGCAAAATTCACCCCTGGGATCCTGGCCCAGTCATCATTCGTATCGATGGGCCTTCCTGGTTCCACCAGGTCAGCGGAAGGATAGATCTTCACATTCTTCAGGCCATAGGATTCGATCAGATCATCCTGTCTTCCACCATAGGAAGCCGTTAGGACCAGGTTCGAAGGGATCTGATCCAGACGCGCGACCCAGTAAGAAAGTGACTTCGTATAGGCCCAGAATTCGATGTCAGGTCTGGATCTGCAGATGTCAAGCCATAGGTCAAAATAGGCCTGGTTGAAGAAATCCCCTGACATATGGATCCGGATGGCCTTACAGGCTTTAGGTATTTCAGGTCTTCCACCGGCTTTCATCAGATCGAAGTTCGCCCATCTGGCATTCCTGACCCCCGGGAATCGTTCCGCGGAAGCCGCATAGCATCGATAGGTTCCGCGATGGACATCGAATTTCCCGGATCCCCGATCGACTTTGACCAGACATTCCTTCGCAAAGGGACAGGACCATCCTGTAGGAAGATTCCATTCCCAAACAGGACCGCGATAGTATCCCTGCTTTTTGATCAGTCCACTCATGTCGAAATCTTCAAAGGATTCGCCTTTTCATATTCTTCGACTTCCCGGAAGACTGCACCCAGGGCCAGATTTACACATCCACTGCACCACCAGTCTACCCGGCCGTAGTTCATTTCTTCCAGGGCCGCGCTGATGTCAGTGGTCATGTCAGGGGTCAGCCGGATGAAGTTCTGGGCCAGGTAGGCATTCCAGACTGGTCTGTGCCGGATCACCCGAAGATAGATTTCCTGGGTCATGACCGTAGGTAATTAATCAGAAGGATGGTTCCCATCAAACCGGTCAGGCCATGCAGTGGGATCAGGAACCAGGGGACTTCAGCGAATAGCGCCAGGATGATCATGGTCCAGACTGCCAGACATCCTTCGCAGTTCATCGGTTTCATGTTCATGATCGGAATCCTGTAGATGATTCCTGGAAGCGCCCGAAAGTGCGCCACAGTCATCCCCAGGGATAGGCTAAGGATTAAGTGATAAAGAAGTAATTCCATGCTTTTCAAGTGATTTTTTGATTTTTCTTCGCGCTTTGTCCAGGGACCAAAGGATGGATCGATAGGGGATCTTCGTTTCCCTGGCGATTTTTATGGCGCTTCCTTCTTCCGCGATCAGGCGAAGAAGTTCCTGGTCATAGGGATAGTGGCCTTCCTTCTGCCAGGACGCGATTTCCTTTTCGATGACCGCCATCATTTCATCCGGTTCCGAATTGTAACCGGTATCCTGGATGTTTTCGATCGGTTCAGTCTGATCGATGATGTCCCTGGTCCTGTACTGGGCATGAAATCGACTGGACTTTCCGACCCAAAGATTCCGGATGACGATCACCATATAGAATCTGACTTCCCTGGGATGGTTCATCCTTTCGAACTTACTCAGATATTTTTCCAGGATGATCGTGATCGCTTCCTGTTCCAGGTCCTGGCTCAGTTCATGACCCCCTGATATGTTCCGACAGATCCTGCGAATTTCGCCAGTCCTGTACAGTTCCAGGATTTCATGCCGGGGATCCATGCCCAAAATTACGCGAATTTCTTCGCTTCCAGGACTTCGCCCAGATGCTTCCAATTCACGCGCCAGGGGGACTTGATCTCACCGATCGCA